GACCAAAATACGAAGGAACTGGAAGCAAAGTTCGCTGGCTAAAGCTAGCTGACGGACAAGCTGTAAAGATCCGCTTTATTGAAGAGCTAGACGAAGACTCGTCAAACTATGACGCAAAAAGAGGTCTGGCAATTGTAGTAAAAGAACACACAAATCCAAAGGACTACAAGCGTAAGGCTGTAGACACAATGGAAACAGAAGGCCGTGACTGGGCAGAAGAGATGCACCGTAAAGATCCAAAGGCTGGCTGGAAAGCACGTCTTCGTTTTTACTGCAACGTTCTTGTCGATGACGGAATTGAAGACCCATATGTCGCAATCTGGTCTATGGGTATTAGCAAGCAGTCTGCTTTCAACACAATTCGTGAGTATGCTCTAGAAACTGGAAGCATTTCGAACCTAAGCTGGAAGCTAAAGCGCAGTGGTCAAGGAACAGAAACAACCTACACGTTGTTCCCGTCTGGACCAGACACAGAGCCGTATAGTTGGGGTGGCGTTGAGGCATTCCCACTAGAGCTAGCTCTTAGAAATATTCCATATTCGGAGCAGGAAGCTTTCTATCTAGGCTTTGACACTCCATCATTAACATCAGCTACCAATATTGACTGGTAGTAGGTAATAATACATGGGGTATGTTGGCTTACACGTTCACACGCACTACTCGCTTTTTGATGGAATTGCAACTCCTCAAGAGTACGTAGATCGTGCTTCAGAACTAGGGATGCCTGCCATTGCAATCACTGACCACGGTTCTTTGTCTGGACACAGAGAAATGTATCGTGCTGCAAAAGAAAAAGGTATCAAGCCAATACTTGGCGTAGAAGGATATATAACGGAGGATCGTTTTGACCGTCGTGATAAAGACGAAAGAACAGGGCCATTAGACCTTGTTTATAACCACCTTGTCCTTCTTGCCAAGAACCCCAAAGGTTTAGAAAACCTAAATAGACTAAATGAAATTGCTTGGACTGAGGGATTTTTTAAGAAGCCAAGAATTGATTGGAAAGTCTTAGAGCAATATAAAGAAGGCATAATTGTTACCTCTGGGTGCCTTAGCGGTGTCTTGGCTAAAGCAATTGAGGCTGGAGATTTAGCCTTTGCAAAAACACATATTAAGTGGTGTAAGGATACTTTTGGTGATGACTATTACCTAGAGGTAATGCCACACAACCCACCAGAGATGAATAAGACAATTCTTGAGCTTGCCGATGAGTTTAAGATTAAGCCTGTAGTAACTCCAGACTGCCACCACTCAGATCCAGGGCAGAAAGAAATTCAAGAACTAAAGCTTATTCTTAATACTTATTCTAATAAGGTTGAAAAAGATGCAACCTATGAAAAGTCTAAAAAGTTTAACAATTTGATGGACCGCCTAGATTACCTTTATGGTGCAGACAGGCAGATGAGCTTTAACAACTTTGAGATTCATTTACTTTCTTATGAGGAAATGAGAAGTGCCATGGAGGCTCAGGGTATTGACAGAGACGACATGTATGAAAACACTCTTGAAATAACAAACAAGATTGAAGAGTATGACATTAAAGACCACATGAACCTATTGCCAGTTCAGTACAAAGACCCAGATAAAGAATTAAAGACTTTGGCTATTGAAGGACTAAAAGCCAGAGGGCTAGATGGCAATGCCGAATATCTAGATAGGCTTGAAGAAGAGCTTAAGGTAATTAAAGATAAAAACTTTGGACCATACTTTCTTGTTGTGCGCTCTATGATTGCATGGGCAAAGAAGGAAGACATCATGGTTGGTCCAGGACGAGGATCGTCTGCGGGATCTTTGCTTTGTTACTCTCTGGGCATTACAGACATTGACCCAATTAAGCATGGCCTTCTGTTCTTCCGATTTATTAATCCAGAACGTAATGACTTCCCAGATATTGATACAGACATCCAGGATAACCGTCGTGAAGAAGTTAAAGATTATCTTGTTCGTCAATATCGTCACGTTGCATCTATTGCAACATTCTTATCTTTTAAGGATAAGGGTGTAGTAAGAGACATTGCACGTGTACTAAATATTCCTTTGCCAGACGTAAACAAGGTTATGAAACTTGTAGACACTTGGGATGAATACTGTAGCTCAAAGTCTACTGCGGAGTTCCGTGAGAAGTATCCAGAGATTGAAAAGTATGGAGAGCAACTACGTGGACGAATTCGTGGTACTGGTATTCATGCTGCTGGAGTTGTAACCTCTAAAGAACCAATCTTTAGGTATGCGCCAATGGAAACCAGATCATCTCCTGGCTCTGACGAAAGAATTCCAGTAGTTGCAGTTGACATGGCTGAGGCCGAAAGAATTGGATTAATTAAGATTGATGCTTTGGGTCTAAAAACTTTGAGTGTGCTACAGGACACCCTAAAGATTATTGAACATAGAAATGGAAAAAAGATTGATCTCCTATCTATCCCAATGGAAGATTTAAAAGTTTACGAAATGCTCTCTTCTGGATACACCAAAGGAGTTTTCCAATGTGAAGCTACGCCATACACAAACTTGCTGGTAAAAATGGGTGTCAAAAACTTTAATGAGCTAGCAGCTTCCAATGCGTTGGTTCGTCCAGGCGCTATGAATACAATTGGTAAAGACTATATTGCTCGTAAGCATGGAAAGCAAAATATTTCTTATCACCACCAAGTTATGAAAAAGTTTACAGAAGATACTTACGGATGTATCCTTTATCAGGAACAAGTTATGCAAGCTTGTACAGAGCTCGGTGGAATGACCATGGCAGAAGCAGACCAAGTTCGTAAGATCATTGGTAAGAAGAAAGACGCCAAAGAGTTTGATAAGTTTAAGGATAAGTTCATAGACGGATCATCTAAGTTTATGGCACCCAACTTGGCAAGAGATCTTTGGCACGACTTTGAAGCCCACGCAGGGTACTCGTTCAACAAGTCTCACGCTGTAGCCTACTCAACCCTGTCTTATTGGACAGCATGGTTAAAGTTCTATCACCCACTAGAATTTATGTATTCCTTGCTTAAGAATGAAAAAGATAAAGATACCAGAACAGAATACTTGATTGAGGCAAAGCGTATGGGGATTGCCGTAAAGCTACCGCACGTAAACGACTCCGACGCTGACTTTAAAATTGAGGGCAAGGGAATTCGTTTTGGACTAACCGCTATCAAGTACATCTCCGATAACATTGCTTCTAAGTATATTGCTCAGAGACCATTCAAAAACTATAAGCATCTAGAAGAATTTACCCATACAAAAGGAAGTGGTGTCAACAGCAGGTCCTTGCAGGCCTTGCGTGTAATTGGTGCTGCAACCTTTGAAGATAACTCTAGAAACGAAGAAGAAATTAAAGAAAATCTTTATGAGTTTCTGAATCTTCCAGAGTTTAATATCACAGTGCCATCTCACTATTACGCTTTCATCAATCCTGTAGAAGAGTTTGAAGAAAAGGGTGCGTTTGTTTTGATGGGAATGGTAAAATCAATTAAGCGTGGAAAAGGCTGGTCACGAGTAGAAGTACTAGATAAAACTGGAAGCGTAGGAATATTTGATGAAGAGCAAACAGTTATTGAGGCTGGCAGGAGTTACCTTCTTCTATGTGATAACAATAGGATTGTTACTGCCATTCCCGTGGATGAAATAAAACAATCTAGTAATGCCTTAGTAAAGTTTTTGGGGTATAAGCAATTGCCCTACAAAGATGAAGAAATGTTTGTAGTTTCTTTTAAGCCAAGGATAACTAAGGCTGGTAAAAAGATGGCTTCCCTTACCCTTGCAGATAGTTCTAGAAACCTACACTCAGTAACCGTTTTCCCAACAACCTTTCCAAAAGCATACATGAAGATCCAAGAGGGTTCATCATACGACTTTTCGTTTGGAAAAACAAAAGACGGAACAATAATTATGGAGGATGTAAATGATATATAACTCATTAGATAATTTGGCAAAAGATATTCACACTACGGCAGTAGAAAAAGGATTTTGGCCAGACAAGGTGGATGATATTTTTATTGCCAAACAGATGATGATGATTGTATCAGAAGTGGTAGAGGCGATGGAGGCTATTCGCAAGAATAAGGGAAAGCAAGAAGTTGCTGATGAAATGGCAGACATTATAATCAGAACACTTGACTTATACCAAGGATTGGTGGATAATGGATATGTCGACCAAGAGCTACAGGTAGCTCTAAACAATAAGACTAGTTTTAACAAGTCACGACCAGAAAGACATGGAGTAAAGTTTTAATGACAACTATAGAAGAAGCGTTTGCACTGTTAGATCCAAAGATTAGAAAAAGAATTGCCTCTGGGGTAGGAGTTAAAACAGAACTACAGCCTACGCCAAGCGTTGGCCTTAATAGAGCACTGGGCGGTGGCTTTCCATATGGAAGACAGGTTCTTCTTTGGGGAAGCAAGTCTAGTGCAAAGTCTTCGCTCTGCTTGCAAACGATTGCTATGGCACAGAAAGAGGGAAAGCTTTGTGCTTGGGTAGATGCAGAAATGTCCTATGATGAAGATTGGGCAAAAAAGCTTGGGGTAGACACATCTAAACTTATATACTCTGAGGCCAGAAGTGTAAACGACATGGTAGATGTTGGTGTTGCACTTCTTCATGCAGGGGTAGATATTATTGTAATCGATAGTATTAGCTCTCTTCTCCCAGCCGTATACTTTGAAAAAGATTCTGATGAGCTAAAGGCTTTGGACCAGACCAAGCAAATTGGGGCAGAGTCTAAAGACTTAAAACACGCTTGGTTAATGCTAAACTATGCAAATAATCGTGAAAAGCCCGCTCTAATTATTGCAATTTCTCAAGCAAGAAATAACATTACCGCAATGTATACCCAGTCAGTGCCAACTGGTGGTCTAACCACTCAGTTTATGTCTTCAACTATCGTTAAGTTGTTTTCTTCAAGCTCTGACTCTAAAGCTATAAAGGGCAAGATCAAGGTTGGAGACAAGCTAATTGAACAAAAGCTTGGCAGAAGGGTTCTATGGGAAGTCCAGAACTCAAAAACCTCTGCCCCAGGAGATACTGGAGAATATGACTTCTACTTCAGAGGCGACACAATCGGCATAGACGGGATTGGGGACCTAGTGGACACTGCAGAGATGTTAGGGGTTGTAGAGCGCTCAGGGGCCTGGTACATCCTCCCAGACGGGTCTAAGGTCCAGGGTAGAGATGGTTTCGTAAATAAGGTCAAAGAAGACAAAGACCTTGAAGCCTCTATTAGAAGCAAGCTAGATGTCTAAATATATAGTTATTAGCGGTAAATTCCCTTGTCATACTTGCAAGAAAGAGGTAACGTCTTTGCGTTGCTATGGAGAAGATCAGCTACTTAGCTGGATGTGTGAAGACAAACACCTAACAAACGTAAGCTTAAAGTCAAAACGAAAGAAGGATTATGAGCGAGAAAAGTGAAAGCAAAAGGCTTGGAGCTAAGCAGCACAAGAATTCTGGCAGGGGGCTTCACAAGGGCGACGCTTCTTGGGAAAACTTTACCGTTGACTTTAAGGAAGTTGGCAAGTCGTTTACCCTAAACAAAGATGTCTGGGCAAAGGCAACTACGGATGCGATTAAGAATAACAACGATCCAGCAATCGTAGTCGTACTAGGAGAGTCTGGAATGAAAACAAGATTAGCAATTATAGAATTATCAATACTAGAAGAACTGACAGGAAAATAAAAAATGAAAATACTACTACTAGATATAGAAACAACACCAATGCAGGTCTATGCGTGGGGCCTTTGGGACCAAAACATTAGCATTGATCAAATCATCAAGAGCACAGAGATGCTATGCTTTGGTGCAAGGTGGCTAGATGGAAAGAAGGTAATCTTTAAATCCGTTCACCACGATGGCAAGAAAGAAATGCTAAAAGAGTTGCACAAGCTAATGGACGAGGCAGACTTGTTAGTTGGCTGGAACTCTGCAGCTTTTGACCACAAGCATATTAATCGAGAGTTCTTAGAGAATAAGATGGCACCGCCATCACCTACAAAAGACCTAGATCTTATGAGCATCACAAAGGCTAACTTCTTGTTCCCATCGAACAAGCTAGACTATGTGGCACAAAAGCTAGACGTTGGTGCCAAGGTAAAGCACTCTGGATTTAAGCTATGGATTCGCTGTATGGAAGGCGATAAAAAAGCTTGGAAAGAGATGAAAGAATACCAGATTCAGGATGTGAATCTTCTGGTAGATCTATACCAAGAGCTGCTTCCTTGGTTTGTTGGCAAGGCAAGTGCAACAACAAAAGAAAAGATAGCTATCTCTGGGTATGACAGGGAATCTGAGGTATAATATTATTATGGAACAACAGCAAACAACTATCGATTCAATTAACGGACTATCTGAAATTGCAGAGTATATGCAGGATGAGGAGCTAAACACAGCTCTTACCTTTATTGCCAAGGTAATTATTAAGCCAGATATCCCTATTAACGTAGTGACAATAGAGATTGTAAGATTACAGGCTATTGCCGCTAAGATGGCATTCAAGGCTACTTGGATGGCTAACGTAGATAAGTCAGATCGTGGCAAGAAAAATCTATACTATACTGCTGCAGAAGCAATCAACAACCTTGTCTCTGCCTTGAAATATATCGCTAGATAGTGTATACTAGAGGTATATAGAAAGACTTTAAACAATGACAAAAAGCTTGCTGCAACAAATAATGATAAAGACAGAACAAAAGATTGCCTCTAGGCCTTCTTTTCTAGACCAGGCAGCACTTATTGAAAAGATTAAGTCTGGCTATATTGTCAATCGTGTAGATAAGTTTACCACAAAGACTAGCTTTGCCCCATCAACTATCGCATACTCTCACGGGGAATGTCCTAGATACTGGTATCTTGCCTTTAGTGGTGCCATGTTTACAGACAATGCAGATGCATATGGCGGAGCAAACATGACTGCTGGAACAAAGTCACACGAAAGAATCCAGAAAGCTATGGGCGATGCTGGCATTCTTAAGGATTCAGAATTTAAGATAACATCATCAGATCCACCAATCTTTGGTTATGGAGACGTTGTGCTAGATTGGGATGGTCAAGATCTTCTTGGAGAGATTAAGACTATGCCCAACGAAGGCTTTGAATATAGGAAAATTGCAGGAAAACCTAAGTCTGGCCATCTAATACAGCTACTTATTTATATGAAAATTTTAAACAAAAGTAAAGCTGTAATGATTTATGAAAATAAAAACAATCATGAACTTTTGATTTTTCCTGTAGAACTAAATGAGTATTCTTTTAAGTGGGTAGAGAACGCTTTTGAATGGATGAGAACAGTTAGAAAGGCTTGGGAAGATAAAGCCCTGCCAGAGAAAAACTATAGGTCCAATTCAAAAATTTGCAAGACTTGTCCGATTCGGGCAACTTGTGATGTAGCGGGTACTGGGGAGATAAAGATTAAATCCTTGGAGCCGCTAGATGAAGCATTGTCAATGGTGTGACCTAGGTTTTGAAACCAAGGTTTCTTATCAAATATATTGTTCTGCAGAGTGTAGAGATTTAGCTACAAAACAAAAAATTGCAGAGAGGTATCAGCTTTCTAGAATTAGTCGCAGAACTGGCAAGCCCAGGAAGTGCAAGAAGTGTGAGCAAAATTTGTCAATCTACAATGACGATCCAATCTGTAGCAAGTGTTTAATTAATCCAATAGACATATCTATTGCTTTAAAGGACATAAAAAGGTTGTCTAATGGTAAATCTTAATCTATTAAAAGACCTACCCAAAAACATTTGTGCTATTGATGCCAGCACAAACAACCTAGCCTTTGCTATTTTTAACGACAAGTCCCTAGTCGCTTTTGGAAAGATTAGCTTTAAAGGATTAGATACCTACTCTAAGGTTGGAGATGCTGCAAGAAAGTCATTGGCCTTTTTTGAAAAGTTTGACATTGATGCAATTGTTATTGAGCACACCGTTTTTATGAACAGCCCCAAGACTGCTGCAGACCTTGCTCTTGTTCAGGGTGGCCTTTTGGGGGCAGCAAGAATTGTGGGCATCAAGAAGTTTGGCTCTGTGAGTCCAATTACTTGGCAAAACTTTATAGGAAATAAAAAACTAACTACCCCAGAAAAACTAGAGGTAGCTAAGAATAATCCAAACAAAGCTCCTTCCACACTCAAAACAATTGAGAGAGAGTTTCGCAAACAAAGAACTATTAAGTTTGTGAACACCTACTACGACAAAAAGATAGATGACAACGATGTTGCTGATGCAGTAGCAATTGGGCACTATGCTGTGAATAATCCAGGAAAGATTGGTTTGTAAAAATGGCAGCGAAGCTGTATACTAGTGAAGCATGGCTTAAAAAAAGATATTGGCTGGACAAAAAAAGTCCAGAAGATATTGCAAAAGAATGTGGAACAAGCGTAGAAACTATATATGTTTACCTAGCAAAATTTGGACTAAGAAAGAGTAGAAGATGAGCATACAAACAGAAAAAGATATTGAGAGAGTTTCAGATCAAGTAAAAGAATTATTAATTTCTAAGAATAGATCTTACGGAGACTCTGCACTACATCCTTCGAGAATATTCTCAAAGACCGACAACGTAGAGCAGCTGCTTGTCCGCATTGACGACAAGCTTTCTCGCATACAGAATGGGCACGACTGGCCAGGGGATAACGAGATTGATGACTTGCTAGGATATCTGATCCTACTAAAGATTGCAAAAGAAAGATCTTCTAGTGAATAAAAGAAGGCTTGCTCCAATTAAGGAAACCAAGTTTGAAAGAATAAAAGAAATGCAGATTGGAACTAGGACCCTTATCTCTGGAGAGATTATTAAAATTGCTGGAGAGTACGGCTCAAGATTTAGGTTTGATAGTCTTGTGACTAATAAAGAAACTGGCTCTCAGTGGGTAGACTGCTTTGAACTTAGCAAGGGAGTGATTTCTGGATGGAGATCGTTTAAATCTGATAGAATTAGACTAATGCCAATAAAAAGGGGTAAAAAGAATGTCGACTGAAGATAACCTAATTGAACACCTAGACAAGGTTAATAAGGTCGTAGAAGAATACCTAAAGGGTAGCGAAGCAACGCAAATATCCAAAGAGCTTGACATACCAAGACAAAAGGTTGTTAGCTATATAAACGAGTGGAAGCAGATGGCTTCTGATAACGCAGCTATTCGTGCAAGAGCCAAAGAGGCTTTGGTTGGCGCAGACACACACTACAACAAACTAATTAATAAAGCTTATGAAGTTATTGATGATGCAACTACAACTGCAAACCTAAGTGCAAAAACTGCTGCTATTAAACTAGTTCTTGACATTGAGGCAAGAAGAATTGACATGCTTCAAAAAGCTGGGTTACTTGAAAACAAAGAGTTGGCAGAAGAAATGCTTGAGATTGAAAGAAAGCAAGATGTTCTTGTGAACATTCTTAAAGACATTGCTTCGGAATACCCACAAATACGAGACGAGATTATGCGCAGGCTATCTGCTGTTTCAAAAAACAAAGAGGTAATTACAATTGTCAGCGATGTTTGATGACTTCTTAGAAGTTTTAAAAGACAGCAACTTTGACGAGACGCCAGTTGATGCAAAAACATTTGTAGAAGGCGAAGACTATCTTGCTCAACCACCACTGTCAGATGTTCAATACGATATTGTCGAAGCTATGAGTCAAATTTATAAACTAGAAGATTTAATTAATTTAATGGGACAGGAAGAGGGTACAAAATATTACAAAAAGTATACAAAAAATGAGGTTATTCTTCAGCTTGGTAAAGGATCTGGCAAGGATTTTACGTCTACTGTTGCGTGTTCTTACATCGTATACAAGCTCCTTTGTCTTAAGGACCCAGCGAGATACTTTGGAAAGCCAGCTGGCGATGCGATTGATATCATTAACGTGGCGATTAACGCTCAGCAAGCTAAGAATGTTTTCTTTAAGGGTTTCAAAAATAAAATAGAGAGATCTCCTTGGTTTGCTGGAAAGTTTTACGCAAAGGCTGAGTCAATTGAATTTGATAAAGCTATCACGGTTTACTCTGGACATTCAGAGCGTGAATCTCATGAGGGTCTTAACCTTATCTTGGCAGTCCTAGATGAGATATCTGGATTTGCACAAGAAATTGGTGGCGGTAATGATCAAGGCAAAACCGCCGATAACATTTATAAAGCGTTCCGTGCATCTGTAGATTCTCGATTCCCAGATCTTGGAAAAGTAGCGTTGCTATCATTCCCACGTTTTCCAGGGGACTTTATTTCTCAAAGATACGACTCAGTGATTGCAGAAAAAGAAAGCATTGCCAAAACTCATACCTTTATAATGAACCCAGACTTGCCAGAAAATGCTGAGGGCAACTCTCTAAAAATTGATTGGGATGAGGACATTATTATCTCATACAAATATCCAGGGGTGTTTGCACTAAAGAGACCAACTTGGGTTGTCAATCCAACCAGAACTATTGACGACTTTAAATTAGCCTTCTACACAGACATTGGCGATGCAATGCAGAGATTTGCATGTGTTCCCACCTTCGCATCTGACGCATTTTTTAAACAGCGTGAGAAGGTTAGAGCCTGCATGACAATTAGAAATCCAATTGATTCCTCAAAAAGATTTGACGAAGCATTCAAACCAGATCCAGAGAAAAAATATTTTGTTCATGCCGACCTTGCACAAAAGCATGACAAGTGTGCGGTAGCAATTGCTCACGTAGAAAAATGGGTATCTGTTCAAGTCATGAAAGATTATGAGCAGGTTGTTCCAATGGTTATTGTAGATGCTGTTGTCTACTGGGAACCAAGAGTTGAAGGCCCCGTAAACCTTTCTGAAGTAAAGCAATGGATTCAAAACTTACGTAGACAGGGATTCGATCTAGGAATGGTTAGCTTTGACCGTTGGCAATCTTTTGATATACAGAACGAGCTAAAGTCCGTTGGTATTAAAACTGAAACGGTATCTGTAGCAAAGAAACATTACGAAGATATGGCAATGCTTATGTACGAAGAAAGACTAGCCATGCCAGCAATTGAGCTACTTTTTGAGGAGCTAACAGAATTAAAGATTATGAAAAACAATAGGGTAGACCACCCAAGGAAAAGCTCCAAGGACTTAGCTGACGCTGTTTGTGGCGCAATCTTTGGTGCAATATCGCATACGCCAAGGGATCAAAATCTTGAAGTAGATATCCACACCTTCAGAGATAGGCCCAAGACTCAGCTTGACACTGGTAAGGACAATGTGATACAATATAAGCCTATCCCGAAAGACATCAAAGACTATCTGGATAGTTTCGAAATAATCTAAAATAAGGAGATCCAAAAATATGACTTCGTTCAAGAAGCCACTAATTGCTATTGCTTCTGCAGTAGCCCTAGTAGGAACTATGCTAATTGCTGGTCCTGCCATTGCATCATCTGCTACACTAACGGTTGCTGGATCGTCTCCAGCCTCTGCAGGAACCTCATCTGCAAGTGCAATTGCACTCCCCGTCCCATCCGACAATGACGTAAGCTCTGCTGACGCACTTCGCATTTCCCTGTCTGGCGTAACTGCTGGCAGCAATGTTGTTGTGACTGCTACCAATGCAAAGATTGTCACAGCTGTTACTTCTGGTTCTACCACCGTAAAGGTCGACTCTGGAGTGTCTACAGCAACAATCGCAACTGGCACAGGAACAACTGCTGATGTTTATGTTTACACAACTACTACCGAAACTGGAACTGTTGTAGTTACTGCAAACAGTAACACAACAACGTACTACGTTAAGGGCACTGCAGGTGCTGCGTACAACCTAGTTGTTGCTGCTCCATCTGTTGCTAACCTAGGTGCTGCAGTAGAACTAACTGCAACTGTAACTGACGTGTTTGGTAATGCTGTAACTAACGCTAGCATTTCTTCCGCAGTAATTCGTGGTACAGTTGGTTCATTCTCATACGATGCAACTGACAAGCGTTACGAGGCAACTCTAACCGCTCCTGCAACTGCAGGCACAACGGTAATTGCTAACACAATTACTGCATCTGCTGTAACAGGTCTTGCAAAGCCAGCTACTGAGGTTGTTTCAAACATCTCTGTTGCAGACCTTGCTGGTCAGGTTGCTGTACTTCAGGCATCCGTTGCAGCTCTAAAAGCTGATCACAACGCACTGGCAAAAAAGTACAACAAGCTAGTAAAGAAGAGCAAGAGAGTTGCTCTAAAGTAATTTGAATAACGTTGGAAAGGGGGG